CCAGAAGCCGCCGTCGGCCTCGGAGCCCACCGACATCTCGTTCCTGATGTCCATGCTCAGGGTGTCGCCCCGCACGATCCAGGCCGAGAAGTGGTCGCGGTACTTCCGGTAGCGCTCGACGTCGACGTCGCTGTCCTTGATCTCGGACATGGCCTTGCCGGTCCGCGCGGCGTACCAGAGCCGGGCGTTCGCGGTGAGCTGCTCCTTGTCCTTCGCCTCCTGCTGCGAGCCGATGGACGCGCGCTGAATCTCCTTCAGCCGGTCCTCGAGCTGCGTGCGCAGCGTGTCGATCGAGGCCTCGATCTTCGAGATCTTCGCCTGCGTCTCCGGGTGGATGACGCCGTTCTTCTTGATCTCGGCGATGCGCTCCTCGTTGGCCACGCGCTCCGCCGTGATCGCCGCGTTGATCGCGTTCAGCGCCTCGGCGATCTGGACGGGAATCTGTTCCGTGCCGCTCATAGGGATGCCCCCGAAAAGAGTTGGATTTGGTCCGGGAAAGCCGCCGCTTACCGCTTGGAAATGCGGTTTGCGATCTCGCGCATCTGCGCCGCGATCGCGTCGTAGTTCACGCCGCTTGGCTGACCTGTCCCAGCATCCCGCGTGGGGGGCATCAGCAGCGACCGGGCGGAATTCATCAACGCCCGGCCCTTATTCCGGGTGCCACCGAGGCTGGTGAACACCCGCTCAAGATCCCGAAGGGTCTTGATTTCCGGCTCAATACTCTGATTCGCGTCCCCGCGCAAAATATCGGGGACCTTATTGAACACCGACAGGTCGAATTTCGCCTGCGCCGACTCCTTGCGCTGGGCGATAATCTCGTCGGCGAATTTCTGGTCCTTGGCCTCCTGGCCGGTCAGCCAAGTCTCGTCGTCGAGCATCTGCTGCACCTGGCGGATGCCGATGCCGGTCCGGCGCGCGTAGGTCCGGGCTAGCACGCCATCGATCTTGCCGAGGAGCGTGGCGGCGTCCGTCATCCGGTGCCGGTCGCCCATCACGACGCCCCACGCGTTGTGGATCATCATGAAGGCGTTCTCGCCGATGGCGATCTTGCGGCCGGCCATGGCGATGAGGGAGGCGGCCGACGCCGCGAGCCCGGTGATCTCGACCCGGACATTGCCCGGGTACGACACGAGGTCGTTATACATGGCGATGCCGTCGAACACGTCGCCGCCCGGCGAGTTGATGCGCAGCACCAGGTTGGCGCCGTTCGCCTGGTCGAGCTGCTGGCGGAACGCCTGCGCGCTCACGCCGAAGAAGCCGATCTCGTCGTAGAGGTTGATGATCACGTCGCCGGTCGAGGCGTCGTTGTGCATGTCGAAGGCGGTCCCGAGCGCGCGCGCGAAGAACGGCCGGTCGCGCTTCAGCGCCGTGACGTTCTCCTCGAGCTGGATCGGCTGCATGTGGCCGGCCGGGTCGGCGCGCTCGAGCGCTTCGACCAGGACGCGACCGGCGGCCGCGAGGAGCGGATCGTCCTTCTGGTCGGCCGCCTTCCGGATGTCGGCGGCGACCACCTTCCCTTCCCGGATGACTCGGAGCTGGCTGTCGCCGTCCTGGGCGAGCACCGGCGCGTCCGCGTCGCGCTCTGGCCCCACGTCGGCGGAGAGCTCGATATTGCCCGCCTCGATCAGCGAACGGATATGCCCAATCGCGGCCGCGCTCACGGTGAACATGGGATTCCCCCGGCTTGAAAGGAAAGCCCGTCGGCTGGTTGCCGCCGGTTACGCCCGCCGCTTCAAGCTGCCGCCGGAGGATCCTTCTGGGGAGCCGGAGCTCCGGCCACGGGAGGCTTGGTGCCGTCCTGGATCCGCATGTTCGTGGCGACGATATACTCCTCGCCGCCCTTGTCGTCACGGTCGTTCAGACCGTTCATCGCCCGCCACTCGTTCGCGTTGATGACGCCGTTCTGGCGCTCGATCTGCAACGCCTCCGCCCGAGACTTCGCGTCGCCGCGCATCAGATCCTCGAGCGAGCACGAAAAAACCCGCGAAGAATCGCCGGCGAGAATATCGCGCTGGAGCGCGCCGCGCCACATTTTCCACCGCGGGCGGATGGAGTCGCTCACAAACTCGATGCCCTGGTGCTCGATATTGTTGTTCGTCGAGCGGTCGAGGTCGGCGATCTTGTGCGGCGGCACCCCGAAAATCCGCGCGATTTCGGTCACACCGAGCTTCTTGGACTCGATGTATTCCGCCTCCTGGTTGGTGATCGCGACCGGGGTGTAGGTCATCCCCTCCGGCAGAAGCAGCGTCCTGTACGCATTTCCGCCGCCGGCGTATGTGTCCTCCCAATCCTTCCGGAATGCGTCCTTGTCCTCGTCGGCCATCGCGCCGGTGAACGAGATCATGCCGAGCGGCTTGGCGCCGTTCCCGAAGAAGCGCGACCCGTGTCGGCGGACGGCCAGCGCGTCGCCGATCGACTGCCGGTGCACCATGATCGGGCTCATGCCCGTCACGCCGTCGTCGCTCATGTGGCGCAGGTGGAGCACCTGGTTCTGGGTCAAGGTGACCCGCGTTCCGTTCGGCTTCGTGTACTCGTAGGTGACCGCCAGTCGATCGTCCTGCTTCGCCTGGACGCAATCCGGATGCAGGCGGATCAGCTCGGTGACGTTGCCTCCGATGCCGACGACCTTGAACGCATAGGCGTTGCCGCGGAGCTCCCAATCCCGCTGCATCATCATCTTCCACTCGAAGGCGGACTGCCATTCGTTCGGCTGATGCATGAGCAGTGCATAGAGCGGGTCGTCGACCAGCGACGTGTAGACCTTGCGGCCGCTCTTGCCGCTCTTGACCGCCTGGAGCTCGAAGTCGACCGACGCGATGACGCGGGACGTGAGGAAGACGCACGCGTAGACCGCGCCGAGAGACTGAGCCGTGGAATAGTTGACGACCTCTCCGGCGTCGATCGGGGCGGCGCCATAGAACTGCGTGACGACCTGGTCGTAAAGTTCCCGCGACGTGGTAATTGCCGCGTTTTTCGGCCGGAAAGCCGAGCCGAAATTCCGGAGAAGGTCACGGAACGCCATCGCCCACAACCCCCTCAAGATAGAAACAGTTGGCCCGGTTTATACGCGATTCGCGTGATTTTGCGCGGGAACCTCACGGCGCGCACCGCGGCGCCGAACGACATCGCCAGCGCGACGGCGCAGTCAATACGGTTCTTCGCCTTGATTTTGTCAAACCATTTGTTCCCGAGCGGGTCCGATTTGATCATCACGGACATCATCGCCTGGGTGACCACCGGATTGCGCTTGATGCGCACCCGGCCTTCGAAGATCGCGAGCTCGAGATCCGCGACCGAGCCGGGCATCCACAGCCCCTCCGGCGCCGCATCGCCCTTCTTCTTCGCCTGCTCCTGCTCCTCGTCCGTCGCCGTGCCGCGCTTCGTGCCGCCCTGCGGGTGCCGGATGAACGGGATCTTGAGCCCGAGCTCAGCGCAGTCCTCCTCGAACTGCTTGAAGGCGTAGGAGTCGTAGGCGAGCTGCGCGATCCGGAGATCGCCAGAGATCTGCGCGACGCGCGCGGCGACGAAGGCCCGGTTGATGATCTTGCCCGGGACGCCATGCAGGAAGCCGCGGTCGACCCACGTCCGGTAGGGCAGCTTGTCGATCGCGGCCCGCTCGTCCATCGTGTCGACCGGGGTGAAGCCTTCGACCCAGCAATCGAACGTCGGCGCCCTGACCGACACGACCGAGCCGTCGCTCTGCTCGCGCTCAACCTCCATCCAGCCTGTCTGGATCGTGCCGGCGAGCGCCGTCATGTCGCGCGTGGCCGACAGGTCCAGGCCGAGATGGACTTCCGCCTGCGGATGCTCGGCGATCGGATTGATGTCGTGGAGGACCGCCTCGAGCGTCGGCCGCGACATCCAGGCGATCGCCGAGTCCGTCCAGACGCAGAAATTCAGCCGCAGGATCTCGTTGAGCTTGCCCGGGATCGAGCGCGCCTGGCTGACACGGCCGCGGAGATATCGCTCCTGGATGGTCACGCCATAGAGCGGGTTCGCCTTGATCCAGCACGACTCGTCGCTGAGCGGATCGTCGCCCTCGTCGAGCGCGCACACGTAGGAGAACGTCTCGTCGTAGGACTGAAGGAGCTCGGCGAAGTTGTCGTCCTGGTAGACCTCGTAGGTGAACTCCGGATCCTCGCCCGGCGTCATCGACGCCGAGCCTGCGGCGACGCGCACCGCGAACTCGTGCTCCTCGTAGCAGATCGATGCCCGATCCGAGCCCGAGTTGGTGATGATGAACAGCAGCGGGTTCTGCCGGAACTTGAAGCCGGCCGCGAGCATGTCGACGATGCCGCGGTCCGGGTGCTCGTGGAGCTCGTCGACCAGCGCCAGGTGCGGCCGCGGGCCCGAACCGGTCTTGCCCGCATCCTTGGAGATCGGCTTGAACATCGCATCCCCGGCCGTGTAGTTCATCTGCCAGACGGGGTTCACGCCGAGCATGTGGATGCGCTTGAACAGCGACGGCGACCGCCGAACCATGTCGACGGCCTCCTTGAAGATGATGAGCGCCTGTTCCTTCTTCGCCGCGCCGGCGTAGACCTCGGCGCCGCGCTCGTGGTCGGCCATCAGGCCGAGAATCCCGAGCCCGGCGGCCATCGGAGACTTGCCGTTGCCTTTCCCTTCCTCGACATAGGCCTTGCGGAAGCGTCGGTTTCCGTCCGCCGACTTCCAGCCATAGATCGAGCCGACGATGAATTGCTGCGCCGGCGCCAGGTGGAATTCCTGCCCGGCGAACTGGCCGTCGCGGAGCGTCAGGTACTTCGGGAAGAAATTGATCGCCCGCAGGGCGGCCTCGACATCCCACGTCAGACCGCGATCGGGCCCGACCATGAGATCCTTCATGTGCCGATGGCACGCATTGCGGACGTGCGGGCCGGCGACGATCCGGCCTGCGATCACGTCCTGCGCATAGGCGAGAACCGGATCGAGCGGCGCCTTCGCCTTACGCGAAGTATTCGCTGTCCGCTTCTTCGTCGCTCGCCTTGCCACCACTCGCTCCCACAACAATGTGCGACCGCGCCGACGGCGTCATGCCGAACTCCGCCGTCCATCCCCGGATGCGCCGGTCGGCGTCCGACTTCAGCCCGACGGCCGGATGCGGCCGCCACATGAAGCCGCCCTCCTTGTTCTTCGTCCGGTACGAGCGGCCATCGAGCGAGAAGTATTCCTCGCCGCCGGCCGCCAGCGTCTCGATCGCCTTCTGCTTGTTCGCCTTGATCTGGGCGCACGCCGAGCGGTGATCCGCGACCGCCTCGACCAGCATCTCGATCGCGACCATGTCGGCGATCTTCAGGATCTTCATCTCGTCCACGACGCGGACGACCTCGACCCAGATCGCCTTCGCGTCGTCGCTCAGATGGTCCGGAGGCGGCGGCGTGTTGACGCGCCGCGACTCCGGTTCATCGCCGTTGATCGGTCGCCGCCCCGGATTGCCGTCGATCAGCTTCAGGTGGTTCGGCTTTGACTTACGCCCCTTCATCTTTCGCCCCTCGCGCGATCTCGAACATCCGCCACAGGAACGGGTCGTTCTTGTGTTTCATCACCCAATTCATAAAAAGCCCGCGATTTGCATTGCAGCGATGGCAAGCCGGCTCGAGATTCCCTGGAGTGTTGTTTTGCTTGTTGCCGTCCATGTGATCAGCAACAAGTTTTCGACTCCCCACGCCAAGCCACTCTATCTCACAGGCGCACCAGACGCATTTATGCACGCCCCATCCAATACGATCGAATAGAACCTTTCTGTGCTCATACACACCGCCGTTCTTGTCTACAAGCGGATGCTCACCTACCGGGATGATCCTCACATAGCCGTTCGGAGCGATATATCTACGCTTGAACACCGGATCATCGAATGATCCTGTCTTGTATCTGCGATAGTAGTGCATCTCGCAAAGAGCGCCGAGGCGTGTTCTCGACTGCTTTTGACATCCCTCAATCGTGCATGTCTGCCACGGTTTCTCTTTTCTCTCTGGCAGATCGAACTTGCCGTACTTCCTGAACCTTTGCTCATGAAGCCCGCAACAAGCGAAATCGGCCACTCTGGTTCGCGGCTTGCGTTGACACTCTGGCGCATCGCATTTTAGCGGAAGCGGCTTACTCTTGTCCTTTCCGGCGGGGACTGACTTGTATTCGTACAATTTTTTTCGTCCGTATTTTCGAGCGGCCAGCCGTCATCATCGAAGCCGACTCGCCTGCTATTTTCCATCCTTTGCTTAAGCCCATTGTGATGCACAACGCAAAGGGAGGCCGTGTTTTCGAGGGAGAAAAACAACTTCCTGTCGCCTCTATGAGCGACAATATGGTCGACGATTAGCCGAGCTTGCCTCGGATCCTCGATCCGGGTCCCGTCGGGCCGTCGCCTGCCATCGTTGATGAAGCCAGCCTCTTTGCACATCCGGCAGATAGGCTCCATCGCGAGCCGCCTGGTCCGGATTGAATGCCAGCCCTGCGTCTTGTACCAGGAGCGCCACGGGACCTCTCGGCGGCGGCGCTCGTACTCGCGATCGTCCCGCGCCATCAGATCATGGGGCGTCCCTGCGCCCAATCGTAGAGGCGCTGGCGCCACTCGCCGGCATAGGGCGCGTCCTCGTAGCCGCGCATCGTCGGGATGCCGTCGGTGTGATGGACGATCGCCGGAACGACGTTCTCGTCCGAGACGCCGGCGAGCCAGTTCCACTCGACCGGTAGCGACCCGATCAGGTCGTCATCCTCGAGCCAGCAGAAGGCGTGCAGGTCCCGGCCCGGGACCTCGTTGACCATGTTGACGGTGAGCAGCTTGTTGGCCGGGTGCTCGCAGTTGAACAGCACCACGCTCGACCAGTTCTTTCGCGCGTACCGGGTCTGCGTCTGGCCGTCCATCTTCACGTTCGCGGTCGGCCGGAACTCGTGCTTCACGCACATGACCGCGTAGCGCGGGTCCGCGAGCGCGAACAGGTGCCGCAGATCCTTCCGGACGAGCATGTCGCAGTCCATGAACAGCGCCCAGCCGTCGCGCGCGAGATGCGGCACCAGGAACCGGCTGATCGAGAACTCCGTCGCGCACGGCGCGTCAGAGATGACGTCCCAGATCTGCTCGGCGCCGGTGTCCGGGTTCGTGCGGCGCTCCGTCGGCCGCCAGTAGAGCCCGGCGTCCCGGAGGCGCTGGAGGACCAGGCCATAGACCGGGATCGGCAGGTTCAGGTGCCGCCGGATCGACTCTTTGGCGACCGCGAATGCGGAGGCCTCGCGCGGATCGAAGCCGATCCAGATGCTATTCTGATGCTGGTTGTTCATTCGCCCCACCGTCGTCGTTGCTGAGGATCCGGCAGATCCTCTCGACGTCCGCTGGGGTCATCCCGCGGTGGCACGGCAAGGAGAGCTGCCTTGACGCCGCCGCCGCCGCTACCGGGAACTCGCCGCTGGCATGATCGTGGCACATGCGCAGCCGACTCACCGGGGGATCATAGTGCACGAGGGTTTGAATCTCATAACGGGCGAGCCTCGCGCGGAGCTCGTCGCGATTGTCCGCGAAGATCGGGAAGACGTAGGGGACCGGCTCATGTCCCGGCGCCAGTGGAAGCTTCTCGATCTCCTTCGGCAGGCCCTCATAGTACAGCTTCGCCAGGTTGCTCAGATGCAGCGCGGTAGCCGAATACCGCTCGAGCCGCGCGCGGATGACGGCTGCATTGACCTCGTCCATGCGCGAGTTGTAGCCGAGGCGCACCTGCTCGAGGCCGTTCCAACCGTGGTTCCGGATCATGCGCGCGCGCTCGGCGGCGAACGCGTTCGCGAAGGCGACCGCCCCGCCCTCCCCGATGCCGGACAGCGGCTTCGTCGGATAGAAGCTGAAGATTGCGGCCGCGCCGAACGTCCCGACATACCGGCCGCCGACCATCGCGCCGAACGCCTGCGCGCAGTCCTCGATCAGGGCAATGCCCTTGCGCTCGCAGAGCTCAGCGATCCGCTCAATGCCCGGCGCCGGCCAACCATAGGCGTGCACGACGACGACCGCGACGGTCCGCGGCGTGATGAGCCGTGCGATCGCCTCGGCGGTCGGCGTCTTGCTCACGGGGTCGACGTCGCAGATCACCGGGCTGATGCAGGCCCGGCGCGCGGCGTCGTAGGGCGCCGAGAAGGTGAAGTCCGGGATGATCACTTCCGGCGTGGCGATCTCGACGTTCGCGAACTCCTCCATCGCCAGCACGAGAGCGTCGGTGCCCGAGGCGCACATGGCCACGTGCCGCTGGAGCGTCCGGGTCAGCGTGTGCTCGAGCTCGGTCACCTGCTCCCACGGCCGCACCAGCTTGCCCGACCGAAGGATCTCGCCAACGAGCTCGATCTCCGCCTCGTTGCACTTCGTATTGAAGGCCCAGAACATCACAGATATTTCCTCTGAAACGGGAAGACGATCGGCTTCACGACGCGGCGCTGGGCGACGCAGCAGATCGTCACCTTGCGTCCGTCGTTGTGGAACCGGAATTTCCTTGCCGGATCGACGTCCAGCCACTCGCCGCGAAGGTTTGCCTTGAGGAATTCCACCTCAAATCCATTCGCTTCGTAGAACTCGACATAGAGAAGCGGCGAGAAATTGTAGAAGGCGTGGTTGAGCATCACCATCGGGTTCATGTGGTAGACGAAGCCGCCCTCGCCGACGGCGCTCGCAGCGTTGGCGATCGCCTGGCCGACGTTGAAGCAATGCTCGGTCGTTCCGCAGTCGAGCACGATGTCGTAGGCAGCTTTGAACCGATCGGCGATCGGCTGGTTAAGGTCGACCTCCTCGTCAACGCCGAAGAGGGTCCCGCGGCCGTCGATCACATGGAAATCGCAGCCGAGCGCGTCGAACAGGATCTTCGCATCCCCGATGATGTCGGCGGCACCGGCCAGGCGCCGATCGTTGCGCACCTGCTCGTTCCGCGTATCGAGCTCGCGCTCGAAAAGAACGAAGAGCTGCGCCGGCGTGGCCAGCACATCGGGATGGCCGAGCGACAGCACACGCGGCCGCGCGCGGTTCGCTTTCGCGCGGTCCACGAGCGATGCGATCCGATAGATTTCCCAGGACTGCAAACCCATCGTCAGCCCCCGAAGCGCTGGTTCACATAGTCGAGAAGGTGCTGCTTCCGCGGGCCCTTGAAGTGCACGATGTAGGCGTCCCGCATCGCCGGCGTCATCCGGCCATCGTCCGCGGCGAAGCAGTTGTGCGTCCTGCACGGGACCATCGAGATCCGCGGATCGCCCGGCGCGGGGAAGATCTCTTCCGCCGGCGGCCGAAAATCCCAATCCGCTCCGAACTCGACCGTTTCCCCCTTCACCAGCGGAATGCCGAGCACGTGCTGGAGCGCTTCCTGATCGCCCCACCATTCCTGCTTCTCGGCCGGCCACGTCCGCAGCCGGATGGCAGCATGGTCGTAGAGATACCAGGCGTCGATATGCCGCCGCGAATAGCAGATATTGTTCACGATCCATTTGAATTTCGGACCGCGATGCGTGACGGCGACGCCGTCTGCGATCGCGTCGCCGAGCGGCCGGTTCGGAATGCAGTCGGTGTCGGCCAGGACGATCAGATCCTCGTGCCGCTTGATGTAGAGGAAGGCGCGCTGGGCCAGGATGCTCTGCAACATGAGAGGCTGGCCGCCTGGCGCGCAGCACTCGATCTCGATTTCTCGTTCGAAATAGGCGGCGCTGGCATGGTCCGTCAGGAGCACATACCGCGAGCCCGGGTTAGTTGCCTCGAGCGCGCGCCGCCCGGCCTTCATGAAGGCAAGCTGTTCCTTCGCCTGGTCGAGGGGCGCGCCGAACGGGTGCACGTAGAAGACGGCGAAGATCATGGTCACGACACCGCGTCGAGGTTGAAGATCGCGGGCGAGAGCACGGGCGTCGAGAAGGCGACTCGTTTCTCGACCGGCCTCGGCGCTGGCGGCGCGGCCCGCGAATCTGCGGCCGCGCGCAAGCGCATGGCCAGCTCCGGGTGGATGAACAAGACGCCGTTGATCAGCCATGCGACGGGCCTTGCCCGCACGACCATCCTCTGCTTGAAGCCGCGCGCCGCGCGCCGGCGGGCCCGCGCCTGGCTGCGGCAACCGGACCAGTCCTCGACGCGCTCTATGGCGTTGGCCGTCTCGACGAGAGGGATGCCGCAGAACTGCTCAGGCCCGCCGATCATGCCGCCTCCGTCTCGACCGCCCCTCGCGGGGGATTGGTGGGCGGGGATTTGGCCTTGTCGATCAGGGCGGAGAGCAACGCGGCAAGGATGGCGAGTGGGGCGCTACGGAACCACTCCGCGTCCTCACCCACTCCGTCAAATGTGTCGATGCTCGCCCACCATCTTCCAGCCTCACCCGCCAGACAGATTGGGTCGGCCCCCGGCAGCATCCGCTCGACCAGCGCCAGAGCGGCGTCGACTGATGCGGTATACTCTGGGTATGCCCACCCGCGCCGCCCCAGTATCTCGAAGGAACTAAGCGGGTCGTTCAGCAAAATAGCTATGTAGCCGTCCAACTCCCGATTCGGCCCCGTCGCCGAGCGCACACGCTCCAGCAGTGCTGTCAGGTCGCTCATGCCGCCTCCGTCTCGACCGCGGCCGCGGGGACCGGCATGGCGGCGGCCGGCGCGGCGGGCTGGTCGTTCCAGCTCATGCAGAAGTCGCCCTTCTTCTCCCAGACGACGTGCATGCCCCAGGACTCGAGCAGCCGGATCGCGGAATTCCGCTCGATCCCGTACCGGCGCATGTAGGCCTTCTGCTCGATCATGATGATCGGCCGGCAGTGGCGGATCAGGTTCTCTCCGCCCATCACCACGAAATGCTCGTAGCCCTCGACGTCGATCTTGATGAAGTCGACCATGCCGAGGTCGGGATCTATCGACAGCGCGTCCAGCATGCCCATGGAAACCTCGAGCGATCCTTCCGGATCGACGTTGGCGGCCCCGGAGTCGTCGCCGGCGACGCGCAGCCGGATCTTCCGCTCCGCCTCGCCGAGCGCGATGTCGAGCACCCGGACGTTCCCGTGGTCGACCAGGTTCTTGCGGAAGCAGTGCACGTGCGCCGGCACCGGCTCGAAGGCCAGCACGTACCAGAACTGGCGCGCCAGCATGCGCGTCCACAGCCCGACATGCGCGCCGATGTCGATCGCGAAATGGGCGCGGCCGCGGGCGCGCGCGACGGCGAGCGCAGCCTCGACCTTCTCGAACTGGTATGTGCCCTTCCCCGCGACGATCGGGTTGCGGAGGATCTGCTCGCTGAAATGGGAGTCGTGGATCGGCAGGTGGATGCCGTTGACGACCTTGGTTGGAAAGCTCACCCCGCCCTCCTCTGTGCCTCGGCGAGCGCGAGCTCGAGCACCAGCGCCGGGAAGTCCTGGTCGAAGTGGCTGTTGAAGACCATTCCGACCGCGCGCAGGTCGACCTTGCCGTCCGCGACGCTCTCCTGGATCCGCTTGATCCGCCGGACGACCGAAAACCAGTCCTCCTCGCGGGAACCCGCGCTCACCGGCGCGCCTCCGGCGATCGGCCGAGCGCCTTGCGGCCCCCCTTCAGGTGGTCGGAGTAGTCGCCGAGCGCGCACTGGTGCCAGACATGGCCGCGGCCGCCGGGCGTCAGGCTCTTCATCTTCGGATGGCTCGTGCCGAAGAACGTCTTCCGGACCGTGTCGAAGACGTAGGCCGAATGCCACTCAGGCAGGCTGAAGACCTCGTCGCTGCGATACTCGTCCGCCAGCGCCGTGAGGAAGTGCCTGGTCTTCGGATTGAGCCGGACCGCCCAGAAGCCGAGCTCCGTGTGCTTCGGCTCCCGGCCGAGATAGACCAGATCGGCGTCGCCGAGCAGCTTTTCGATGAACCCGGCCGGGACGGGCTTCAGCGTCACGACGTCGGCGTCGAACCACGACAGGATCTCGCCGTCCTGGAGCCGCATCGCCGCGGACTCGGGATAGAAGAGCTGCTTCACGAACCGGACCGCGTCGAAGCGGTAGTTGTAGCCGTCGGCGAACTGCCGCTGCTTCCAGCGCTCGTTCGGCGCGCGGCCGCAGCGCTCCGGCGTGTTCTTGTGCCTGTCGATGAACTCCTGGAGCCCCGGGCAGGAGAAGACGCTGCTGAACGTCACTCGCTCCCGGCGCTCGAAGGTGCCAGGCAGGTCCCGGAGCGGCGCCAGATCCTCCATGAAGAAGTGGAGCGCGATATCGCGCGGCCAGAACTCGGCGAACGAGGTCAGGAAATTCCGGCCATATTCGACGTAGCCGGCCGGATGGCAGCCGCTCACGATCGTGGTCATGTCCGCTCTCGCTTGAAATAGAGGACGTGATAGTAGGATTGCACGCCCACACCGGCGAGCTCCCAGCCCTCGGCCCCGAGGGACTCGAGCTCCTGCAAAACCATCTTCGACGCTTCGTGATTGAAGTGGTCGCCGCCCATCACGCAAATGACCCGGTATTCCCACGTCTTCACGGCTGGCCCCCGTGCATGCGCACCATGGTCCCGGTCGTATAGCCGGCGTCCACGTAGAGGAGGAAATACGCGGTCCGCGCGACCTCGGCCGCCGTCAGCCAGCGCCCCTTCGGATGCTCGGCCGCGCGGCGCCGGACGTTCTCCTGGTCGGTCCGCGCGCGCGTCATCGCGCTGTCCTCGATGATCGTCGGCGACACGCCGACGAGCTGCTGGCGCGGCGAGAGCAGCCTCGTGTGCTCGACGAACCGGTGCAGCGCAGCCTTCGCGCCGGCGTAGCCGTCGTCGAAGCACGGATGGAAGACGGACTCCGTCCCGATGACGCAGATCCGAGCGTTCTCGTTCTGCTGGATGAGGATCTGGCAGTCCCGAGCGATCGACGCGAAATTCGCCGACCAGGACTCGGCGCGCTCGAGCGGCGTCTGCTCAACAAACCGCTTCGGATGCAGAAGCCCGTTGCAGAATAGGTAGCGGTCGCCATGAATCGGGATCGGCGCGTCACGGAGCGCGTTGACGATCGACTCCCGCGGCCACGCATCCCGCACGATCGCCGTGAACGCCTTCGCGATTTCGCTCCTGGCGCCGCGAATTACCAGCACACAAGCCCCCAAGGAATCAGAGATGCCCGGTCGCGAGCGTTACCCGCGGCCGGTGCTGAATGCCAGAGCATTTCAGGGATAAATTCTAGGCGATTTCCCGAACGGTGCCGACCGGCCAGCCCCGCGTGCGCTCGAGCAGGAGCTCGACCTGCCGCGCGGCGTCGAAGATCGCATCGATCTTCCCGGCCCGCACCCGCATGACCTTCTCACTGGTCCAGGACACGTCGACCAGCCGCTCATCGGCGGCCGATGCCGGCATGGCGCGGATCGAGAGCCGGTGGCCGGCGACGGTGTACAGATCCCGGACCGCCGGCCAGAAGAATTCCATCTGGTCCATCATCAGCCCGGCGCGTGCGTGGACGTCCGCGGTCGACACGCCGTCGAGGATCCGCTTCGCCTCGAGCCAGGATCCGCATTCCTTGGAGAACGGCGTATATTTGGCGCTCGTCAGGCTCGACAGGCCAGCGTCCTCCCGCCACGGGTAGACCGACCCGAACGGCCCATCCATGATCGTCGTCGCGCGGTCCGTCGGACCCTCGAGCAGGACCGTCACGCACGGCTCGAACCGCTGGATTCCTTGAGGATCATTCGAGCAGAACGTGCAATCGATCGTTACGTCGTAGGCGTCCTCGTCGCCCATCCCCGACGTGTTCAGCCGCACGCGGTCGCCGAGCTCGCGGGTGAAATATTCCCGGGCCGCATCGATCACGATATGCCGCTCGCCGCAGAGGATGGCGCCTTCGACATTCCGGAGCCCGAAGTCGGCCGGATCGTAGACCCTGATCAGGTCTATCTCGTCGGCCAGCGTGTGCACGTAGGTCCCGAAGTAG